GGATACGCATAAACATGTTCTTCAATTGTGTAACGTAAACTCATCGTTTAATTCCTCCTTATTTTAAAAATTTTGACATAATAAAAAACAGTCATTATAATGACTGTTCCGTTTCAAAAATATTTACATTGCTCCACCAAAATCCTTTATGACTTTCACGTTTCCCATTGCATACAGCAATAACATGAGCATAGTTAAATTCTGATGGCAAAAATGTTTTATTTTCATATTTTTTAATTAATTTTGTTTTGTCTCTTGTATATTGATATATAGGTTTATATCTAGTTGGATTTTTAATAGGTTTAAAATCAAAATTCTTTGGTAAATCTGTGTAATAACAATAATGTTTACCTAGAATATTGCCATTAAAATGATTTAACTGGTTTGTAATTCCACCAGGAGTTATATTAAGATATTTTGATAATCCAGATATAGAATCAAAAGCGATTGCATCATCATAACAATATATAATTTTACTATTTCTAACTTCACCGTCTTTAAAATCTCTAATAACAGGTACTGGAAAATTCTTGAATCTATCATATTCATGTAAATATTCAAAAGGTATGAGTCCAATTTTCATTGCATGTTTTAGGTATATATGTACACATGATTTTTTTAAATGAAAATTTTTACAAATATCATTTAGATATTTAGATTCGTTTTTATAAAAATCAATAACTTTATTAAACAAAGAACCGAGTGCATATTCATTACATTTATCAAAATCAACTTTACTCAAGTCAAAAATATTTGATAATCCTATGATTACGTTATTTTTTATATACTCGTATCTTGCATCAAGATTATTTTTATAATAACAATCAATTCTAATTATCTTATACCCATTAACAAAAGCTAAATTATCTTTTTCCTTATCTACTTCGATAGATTTAGTGACATCTGCATTTTTAAATCCAACATGTCCATGACCTAATCCACCATCCATCTCAATTATGTATTTTGAATCATTATAATCAAATGCAAAATCATAATTATAATTTTTTGTCCATTCTGAATGATAATGTAACTCAAATTCTATATCTAATTGATCTAATACATTACACATAAATTTCTCCGGATAAGAGATGCCATCTCTGCAAAAACAACAAGTTGTTTTATGTCTTCTTGTTATTCTAGCAATCTTATCTATGTATGTTCGTCCGCAACAATCACAAATAACTTCTGATTCTTTTGCAGACTGTAATCCAACGTGTGCTTCTTCTGGATGGACGAAATATTTTGCTATTTCAGGATAAACTTCATCAACATACTCTGTATGTCCTTTTGGCATTAATATCCTCCTAACTCGTCAAGCGGCAGGAGCATACCCTGCCATGAGTCACTTGACATATTTTTGCCTTTCGCATAACTTAAAAACAAAATTTTTTAGACATAATAAAAAGCCGTGTATTTAACACGACTTCAAGTAATAATTGTTACATTTAATATTTAATTTTTTTAATTCTTATTAAACAAGTTTCCATAACGACTTGTCTTTTTCTTTGTGTTGTTTGGATTTGCAAACAGTTTTACAGAAGTTGTCTTTTTCTCTTCTGGCTCTGTAGTAGCTGAGAATTTACCACCGTTAAGAACATATTCGCCAAGAAGCACTTTTGCTTCTTTCTCTAAATCTTCAACAGAGTATTCGTCCATCTTGGAATATAATTCTGCATAAGAAGCATTTGTAAATTTACCTTCTTCATCTTTTTCAGCGAGTACAGAATAATCCTTCTTAGAAAGAACTGCTTCACGCTGAGAGTGAAGTTCTTTCTGTTCTGTGTTAGATTTGAATTCTACAAGAGAAGCATAGTTTGAACGCATTTCTGCAAGAGATTCCTGCTCCTCTGCGGTTACAAACTCTGTAAATACTTCAACTCTGTCGCCAGTAAGAGAAAATACATCATCTTCCTCTTTATAAGTCTGCTTGAAATATTTACCATTCCAATAATCTTCCATGATTACATATTTCTCATACACGGTAACGCCATAATATGTATTATCAGCTTCTCCATATTGGGTATTTACTAGCTGCGAGATAGCCCAGATTTTTTCATCAAGAGAAATTTCAAAGCATTTATCTCCATGTTGAATGGATACAGAATAATTTTCTTCCAATTCTGTTGAGGTTTCCTCTGTTTCGGACTCTTCTGAATCTTCTGTCGTTTCTGTTTCTTCTGACTCAGTAGTATCTTCAACAGTTTCTTCTTCGGAGGTTTCATCGACTGTTTCTTCAGATTCATTCTCTGTTACAGTTACTTCCTCCTCAGTGGTTTCTTCTGTTTCAGTCACTTCCTCAGTTTCAGTAACTTCCTCAAAATCTTTCTTTTCGTTATCCACTTCGATTGTTCCTCCTTCCTTAATATTATTATTAAAACAAGACTCTAACTTTTTAAGTCGTTCTTGCATTTCACTTAATTGTTTAGAATAATCAATAGTTTCTTTTTTACTAAAATCGGCAATATCTAATCGACTTCCAAGCATTCCTTCGCCTACTGCTTCGCCAAGCAGGGTTATTCCTGTAAATGCGAAATCGTTAATAACAAGCACATTGTCCTTCCCAGACCAAGCCATATCATATATTTCAAGCTCAACAGAAACTTTTGTTCCGTTTTTTCTTTTTATAATATCTGCTGTTTCATTTCCATAATAGTTAAAAATATAACCATCAACAATCGTATATGTTTTATCTGTTTCTTCATCATATTCAAGATGAATATTGTTACTTTCGGGAATAATGCCAACAGGTTTTTCAATGTAACGAACATATTCGTTTCCTTCTTCATCTGTCTCAAAAGACATTGCATGAGTTCCAAAATCTTTTTCACCAGTTTCTTTGTCAGTAATTATCTCAGCAAGAATTGGTTTATTTGAAAAACTAGGGAATGCATTTTCCATTACAGATTCTTCTATTTTCGAATTATTGCGGTTAATTCCACAATGACAAGCCTTGAGCGTCACATTCATCAATGACTCATCTTTATTATCAGAATAAGTGATATTACCAAATGTATTTATAACAATTGGATTACCAGATTCTTTTGAATTAAAATGAGATAACTTATTTTTTTCACAATATTCAATAAGAGTATCAATAGTTAATATTCGTTTATCCATTTATACCTCCTTTCTTAAAAAATCAGCTTAAAAATAAGCATAATAAAAACCACTCAGAATAGGAGAGTGGCTAAATACATAACATGTTCGTATATGTAATTTTTGATTTATCTTCAAAGGTGAGAGTGGTATCATTTAAGAATGTGTATGTACTCCCATCTTGTGATATTAGTTTAAACCCTTGTTTGAGGAGTTTATTTTTCGTGTCCTCTGAAGAAGTTTTTATAAAGTTATATTTCATCCCGTCACTCCTTAATTATCATTCAATTCTTCATCTTTTGTTCTTGACCCAGCATCGCTTATTTCCGTATCGCTAGATTCAGGACGACCACCTTCAGAACCAGAGATAGTTGCAGAACTCGTAAGATTCTGAAATCTCTCAGTAAGTCCTAATACATCGTTCTCTAAGAAGTTCAAAGATAATGTATCTAACTCACTAAATCCATTAAGACTATTAATTGCAAGAATATTAGGATAACCATACTGCAAATCTTTTTGCATAGATTCTTTAAATGCGTCTTTTGTATATGCAGAAATTTCGAAGAATTTTACTTTTGATGGATTAGAAACCTGATAGGAGAGCATACGGTTTGTCCAACCTTGAATCTGCCCTAATAAATTTGAAATAGCAAATTCTGTATCCGCACGGGTCGCCGAACGGAACGCCTCAGCCCCCGAGATGGTTGAAGAATTGAGAATTTGAGCGCCGCCAGATGTATTTAATACTTCTTTGGTTGCTTTTTGTACTTTTGTTGTATCTGTTGCTTGGTCATCCGAGAATGAGATAGTACTAAGTGGGATAGGTGTAATTGCAGCTCCCACATAGTCGGGCAAACTCTCGACCATTTTGTTATAATAATCTACAGCCAAATCGACATTTACAGCCCACTGGTCTGGGTCTGTCGCCCCTGAAAGAGTAGGAATTGTTGCCGTGATTAACTTATAAATCTGTTGTTCATCAGCTACAGCCTGTACATCAGACAAATTAAGCAATCCAATGAGGTCGATGAACAAGCCGCTGTAAATCGGTACAACTGTCTCCCAAGATTCTGCCCTTGACTTAGTACATATTGCGTATTCGTCTGGCATAGGCTGCCATTTATTTTTATTATTTCCACCATATGCTTTATACATAGAAGATAGTGGTTCACCTAAAAACTCAAGAACATCTTCATATTTTTTATAATTACTCATATCTACATAAAAAGAAAAGTCACCAGTAAAATACTTTCCAGATATTTTACAGTATTCTGGTGGGATTTTTAATATGAACATGCCTGTTTCATCTAACCAACAACAACCATAAAACACATCTTCAATAAAGTTGTTGATCAGGGGGGAAAGCATATTATTCTGTAAATCCATTAATTCCAAGGTTTTTAAAGTTTCATAATAGGATTTCAAAATTGATTCTTTATCATTGTCTTGAGTTGGGTCATATGGCGGTACGACATACCTTGCGTTCAAATCGAACATTGTCGCATTGTACATTATTAATCTGAAATACACTTGACAGCGATAGAAGAGATAGCGTGAGAGTCCACGTAATTCATCTTCATAACTGTCTATATTTTGAAGATATGTAATAACATTCTCTTTACTGTATGAACTGATAGATGTCTGACGAACTGTTTTTGTAACATCACGGACTTGTTTGAAAGCTTGCTTTGACTTATCAAAACGCTGCTGATCTTGTTGTAATTTTTCCATATATTCTTTACGTTCGGCAGCGGTTGGTTGTTTCTTTGTAGTTGTTTTTGTAGGAGATGTTTCTGACATCTCTTTTTTAGATTGTGCCATTTATTAAATAAACACCTCCTTTCGAGATTTTTTGTATTTTGATTTTAATGTTATATTTTAGGATTATATTTTTCTGGATTTTGGTCGAGTTGGCTGACGGATGGGAAGTTTATTAATGAGGCTTTTAGAATCTGTTTTACTAGGAGGTTTTAATTTCTTGCTTAATTCTTGTATTACATACCATCCGTATAAAGCACTACTATATCTATCTTTTCGCATTCCACTGCGTTCTTTAACCTTTATTAATCCATTTGACGTATCATGGCTAAGGTTTATTAATTCGTCAATTAAAAAAGTTGTCTGTATATATGGAAGTTTTAACTTCGCTTTTTGTAAATCAGACAACTTAGAATATCCTCTTATTTTTGATAACTTATCTTCAACATTACTATCTGTAACAAGAAGATTTATATATCCATTTTGAAAACCTGCTCTTAAAGCTATACACATATCATTATTGGATTTTGCATTTGCTTTAATGGCATATATTACTTTTGGAGCACCCTTCACTTTACATCTTTCCGATAATTCAGGCGAATTTATGCAATCAAGAGCACCATATGGTTGACTATAAACTGGATCAAATCTATCAGACATTAAATAATCAAGAATTGATTGTCCAATACCAGTAGCATCTAATGCAATATAATCACATTCATATTGATAAAAATATCTCATTACTAATAAACCCAATTCTTCTGTGACTAAACCTTCTTGCGTATCTATAAAGATGATATTATCAATATAATTATGGGAAGAAGTAGGAATAGCAGAATGTATCATAAGAGCAGAAGCGTCGTTATCATGTTTCTTACTTGCTAATAAGGCAATATCCACAGACAAAATTCGTAATTCGCCTTTTTGTTTTTCTGGTATTTTTAAATTATTATCTCTATAATAATCTAAATGATGTAAACTATCTTCAATTATCCTTCTTTCATTTAATGTCTTAAAATCAAAAAGGGCATCTTCGGCACTACCATAAAAAAGACCCTCACGTTCCATCATAAATGAAATATCAGAAAATGTAGCTTCTGACATTTCATTTTCTATTTGTTGACGCATTAAAAGACCTTCTTTGATACTGAGAGTATAAGGAAGGTCGCATATGAAGTAATTTAATTCTGGGTTAAGCATATTAGCTGTATATGCCTTTACCTTTTCAAACATTTCTGAAGCACAGTAATAAGCTGAACTCATATATAATTCTTTATTCATTTCCTGAAGATGTACATATTCAGGCTTTGACAAATAACCAGGCTGTCTTGGTGAAGAATTCATTGGTTTTAAAACAGTATCAACTATTTTTTGATTAACCATCCGGCTTTCATCTATGAGCAAAATATTTGAGCGTACCCCTCTTGAGGATTCCGCTGCAACAACAACTCTCATCCATGACCCATTCTTAAAATACACAGCACAATCATTTTGCCCAGTACTGACTTTACTTATCTCATTTCTAATTAAAGCTGATTTTTGCATAAAATCATCTGTTATTTTTAATACAATTTCCTTGCCCTGTTTAAATGTATAACTGGCACAGACGCATTTTGTACCTGGGTAACAGATACATCTAAATAATGCAAACAATGCAACTAAATATGTCTTGGACATCCCCCTCGAAGCAACGAAATAAAAATTATCATATTTATTCATAGCCCACAAAAGAATCTTTTGAAATAATTTCAAGTGTAATTCTGGAATGAAATCTTCCACCCATCGTTGGGGGTTACATCTATAGTAACCAGCACGTTCAGCAATAATATTCATTATTCTATCAGTTTTATCTTGCTGTATTTGCTTATCAGTGAGTTTGTTTTTTGCCATTTTTACTCACCATCATTCCCAAATAAAGTTTCATAAATATCACCAGAACTTCCTTCTTCTTGATATTCCGGTTTTGTTACTGTATATTGTTGAATGTATTCTTCACATTCTTGTGAAAGTGCATTTTTTAATCCAACAGCCTTCGCCAACCAACCGGAGAAAAACACACGTAAATATTTACCAATATTGTCGCAATCCTGAAATTCCTCAGATGGAGTAGGCACAGGACGTTCCTGTTCCCATCGCTCAATTAATTGCCCAAAAGTTAAGCTATCAGTAGCAGCGTTACATACGTTTTGACGAGGAAGAATATTGATAGAAGATAGTAGTTCTGTGTATGTTCTATCTAAATCTTTAGTATTTTGTCCTGCCTTAGTAGCTTTATTTATTTCCCATTTTTTAAATGCAAGACGTTCAAAGATGGTTTCTTGTGCTTTTGTATTACATTCATATCTTGTTACCCAATCTTGATATTCATTCTCCAAAAACATTAAATCTTCATTCGGATAATTACCAAATCTTTTTCTTGCAGACTTAAGTGTTTTTTGAATGATTTTTGTATTTTCTTCTGTGTTATTTTCAGTATCATCATCTAAAAATTCACTATCAGCGAAAGATAATTTACTATAATCATTTAGACTACGAGAAATTACAATCCATTGTTGAACCGCTGTACTACGAATTTTTTCGCCGGTTCCTTCTGCTAATTTATTTAATTGGTCATTATATATTTGTTCATTAAAATACCAATCAAGTTTCTTAAAAGTAGCAATGGTTTTGTTCCTATTATCAGACCTAATTTTTGTCTTTTTGTCGTAGTCTGTACATTGATCAAGGACACATTCCTTACATCCATAATGTTCAATACCATCAACAGACTTATCAGAATGGTAAAAACTATTTGCATTTTTCCATTCTCCACAACAATTACACTTGACAAGTTCTCCGTTTATAATTTGTTTATATTTATCAGCAAGCTTTTTATACTCCACACGAAGATTAGGAGCAGTAATTCGTTTCAACTCTTCATCTGAAATAGGCTCAATAATTTTTGCCATTCATTCACCTTCTTCCTTTTATTCCATATAAAAATAGAAGAGTGTGTAGCACACCCTTCTTTAATATCCAACAACATATTTTTCTGGAATTAATTTCAAATCACCATTATCTAATATATAATTAAATGAATGGTAATTCTCTAAAACTCCATTATTTTTAATATATGTTTTAATCAGCTCAATACATAATTTAAGATTTTCATTTATATCCGTTTCCCACAAATACAGAATTTCAATTCCATATTGATTTTTAATATATGTGTGTTTCCTCTTATCTTTTGTTTTATTTTTCTTTATACCACTTGTATTAGACCTATTAGATAATAAAGGACTACAATGCCAATAATCTCCTTGAACCTCAATCATTAAATTATAATCAGTTAAATACTGGTCTACTAAATAATAATTACAGTCATATTCTGAAATATAATTTATTCCTAAGTCGTCCAACACATTGTTTATTATTTGTTGTGGTTTTGAAATTTCTAAACTATTTCTTGTTCCCTCTAAAGTAACCCAACGAATATAATCTTTTGTTTTTCTAATGTCCATACGATTAGCATATCTTTCTAATTGTTCTACCGTCCTGTTAGGGAATCTATCTATAAAATCACTTGTCCTATAATGAGGGTATAATTCACGAATCAATTCTCTTTCTTCTTCGTTAAATAATTCATCTTTTCTATATATACCAAACACATTAACTGCTCGATACTGGACTGCATTTTCATCCTTACCTAAATATTTAGCAATATCAGCAACAGACATATCAAGATTCCTATAATTATTTTTTAAAAATTCATCTTCATCTTTAGTCCACCCAGATACAAATTCATCATCTTTTTTAATACCTAATCTTGTAATTTTGTTATACATGGTACTTAAACTAATATCATTTTTAAAATATTTATTATAGAATTCTTCTGTATTAACATATGGGTATTCATTAAAAAGCAATTCTATTTTATCTTCAGTCCAATATACAATTCCATTCCTAAATTTGTTCGTGACAATCAAATTTAATTCATTCTTTTTCTTATTTATTTTGTGATATTGTTCTAGTTGGAAAGAATTTTTCTATTAAAACATTAACGGGGTATAGATTATAATTTTCTTTTAATAACTCAATTTCTTTATCAGACCATTCTATAGGTTTCTCATGTCTTAATAAACCTATAGAATTTGCTTTACCTGTTATCTGTTGTATAGTGTGATTTGGAATATAATTACTATGTAAATCTTCTAAAGACATTTCAGAATTCGAATAATATTTCTTTAAATTATCAATTTCTTCTTCCGTCCAAATATTACATTCTTGTTTTAAGCCAAGTTCACCAGCCCTTGAAATTATTGAATTTAATGTTTTTGAAAAATAATTAACTAAATCATCATTTTTAACAGTACCATATATTTCTTTAAGTAAAAAATCTTCTTCATCTGACCATAAAACTTCAGATTTATTTAATCTAAATTTTCTACCTCTTGCTTCAATAGCCCTTACAGTTTTGTTTGGCAAAAATAAATCATGTAATTCTTGATTAGTATATTCTGAAAAATTTGATTTCAAAATTTCGTCTTCTTCTAATGACCACACACAACTTACTTTATGTTTTAAATGTAGTACACTAGCTTTACTTGATACTTGTGATAATGATAAATTTGGAAAATATTGTTCTTGTATATCTTTTATATACATCCCATTTTCGTATTTTTCTGTCAATAGTTTAATATCATCATCCGTCCAACGAAATGTTTTAGGTTGTAGCCCTAATGTTTTTATTCTTCCTCTAATACTAGGAATTGTTCTTTCAGGTAAGAACTTCTCAACAATTTCTGAATACGAATATTTATCATATATAGACTTTAAAATATTATCTTCGTCTTGTGACCATTTCATATTTCATCATTTCTCCATTCTCTCCATATCAAAACATTTACATCAAAAGAGAAGAGAAGGGCGACTGGATATGGAGTACAGTCATTTATAGAGTTTGCAAATCTCTATTATCCTTCTCTTAATCACCAACCATCAGACTCGAACTGATAAAAGCCCATCCCAACCGACAAGCCGTTTTCCTATTTAAACTACATTGGCGCACTATATATTTCTATATTTAAATTTCATTCCAAACAAAAAAGAGCCGCCTAAAACGACTCTTTTATTCAATCAATATTACGGTAGAGATAAGCTAAATGCCTATAATTCTCTTTATCTGTTTAACTAACAGACCGTTTATATGTAGTATTAAAAATCAATTTAAATATTCTTTAACTTTCTTTGCGATATACAATTGCCCTTTACCAGTAACAAATGTTTGTCTATTCGTTTTAGCTTGTCCAAATCTATTCGTAAATGTATATTCATTTACCTTGAAATATCCTGCATCGACATATTGCTGATACGGTTGATTATCACTCATTAATATTTTTCTATTTCTAAGTAATTCAAATAAACGATTTCTTCCAATATTTATGTTCTTATCTTTCAATAATTTTGCCATTGTTTTCATATCAATCAAATCTGTTGTATCAGATACTTGATTTGCAAAATCAACAAGTGGTTTTTGTCTTTCAATTGTTTGTTCTGCTAATTGACGAGCTTGACGCTCCTCTTTTAGAGTAGTTGCTAATTGAATGAGATAATCTGGATCTGTTAATGTACGCTCTATGACTTCATTTGTCATATATGTACCGTGTTTACGAATAGTTGGAAGAATATCTGATGTAACCCAATGCTTAAACTTCTTCGCATTCGGCATTTTACTCGAAAGAATAAGACTGTAAAGACCAGACTCGTTAATAAAGATGGCTTTCTGCGTCCTTCCCATACTGTCGATGAGTCCCTGTTTTAGGGAGTCGTCTTCATCAACGTGCATAGCCAACGCATTAAGCGGCTTTGCATATCCTAAAATAGTAGCTACATCCTTACCGACAAAATATGGTTCACCATTAATTTCAATTACTCTTACTTCACCAAATTCTTCATTCTTAAAAATTTCAATATCATTCATAAATTTATCCTTTCTCCACATTAGAGTAGTGGGACACTATAAAATAAGTTAATATGTTATTTGCCGATAACATCCGAATTGTTATCTTATGTGGAGGATTGCGGCAACAATCACTCCGAAAGGTTAAATTTAATGAATAGTATCAAAAACCTTGGATGAAACAATCATCCACATAAAACAACAATGTCTAATTACTTATTCTCTTTTTTGATTTTTTATTTAGTAGGGAATTTTCACCGACCTACAAATTTTCTCTGTCGCCTAAAAATAGGCATTAAAAAAGACCTATACGCTTTGACACGTATAAGTCTTGAAATTTATCTATATTTATTATTTAACTTCTCAATAGCTTCAGACACACTTATTCGATCTTTTAGAATATCTGAAATCCTCTGTCTGCACTCAGCATCGAAATCCAAATTCTCCATTGAAAAACTTGATTCAATACTGTTTACTTTTTCTTCATCACTCATCTAAATAAAACCCGAATTCTAATTATTCTTCCATCTTTTAATATCATCCATTACACCAAGTGCAAACCCGCCTATTACAAGAAATGGCATTACTAAGGATTTGAGCAATACTTGATGAAACTTATCTTCATTCTCTAAAACAATAAGTCCGAAGATAAGTAGAAATATAATGTCTATACATAAATAGATAACTAGAAATTTAACAATATAATATAGTATCAGATAAGAACACCTCATTCCTAATTGTCAGTCACTTCTCCATCAGAATCTTCCGACTCTTCGCCGGTAGAAATTTCTTCGTTTTTACTTTCATCTTCTACGGGTTTTGTGTCTTCGATTTCTTCAGATGGAGCAGTAGTAACAGTTGGAACTTCAATACTCTTGAAAATATCCACATCTACGGAGAAATCTAATTCCATAACGACTTTTAAATTCTCAAAACCATAAACTTTGTCGAGTTTCATAAATTCTGCTTTTAACTCAGCCAGATCTTCAGTTTCAAATTCCTTAAATGAAGTTCTGCCATTTGAATATGTAGTAGAAGTTCCGTATGTCTTATACATATTTCCATTAGATGAACTCATTTTAATCAAAATCTTATACATACTAATTACCCCTTTCTAAATTATTTTTCCGTTTAATCCATTAGTGGAAGCGTTTGGACTTGAACCAAATGCAATAGTCATACATTTCTGCTTAACTTTGCTAACCTAATTTCACTCCCAAATAGGAGAGTAGCGACCTCTCCTCAACATAATATTATGTTACAAAATTTGTGCGCTGTACAAGCCGCATAGGATTCGAACCTATATTTCCAGCCAAGCTTAAACTGGCGTTCTTCCCAATTAAACTAACGACACGCACAAAAGATTTTATGCTCAAAAACTCGGTGACAGTCAAATCGCTATCACTTACAAAACTTGCATAAATAAATTTTCAATCGTCACTTATTATAGTTGCAAGACACACCTCTTGCTCGGTCTATTATGGCTCGTTTAACGAACATCATTTAAGCAATAATTCCCATTGCACCATACTATTAGAGATTATACTGTGTAGACGCACAGTTGATAGACCTTTTTCATATCTCTTGTTCAGAAACCGTGATGCAGCGTCCATCTAGTAACGGCGAGGTATTTCACTCTTCTTACTGACCAACTGAGTCGTTTAACCTGGATATACGACCAAAGGACATATATTTTGTTTGCCCATTTAAGGGTTCTTTTTGAGGTCGCAGATTGTGACCTCAAATATGTTACATATAACAATTTCTATTAAAAAATTGTCACTCATGACAATCTTCTAAACAACACATAGTAGCATCTAAATCGGTATTATGATATTTACCGCATTTACTGCAAATATAATGAACCCCATCATCATCATAAATACATTCAGATGCTACATATAATTCTTCTTCATTCATATTTTTTCTCTAAATGGATTTTATATAGATTTATTTTTAAATATAGAAAGCCTGAAACTTTAAATATTTTTAATCAAAATGAAAACCATGTTTTTTCAATCGTTCTTTTGCTGCTTTCACAGCTTCAGAATGATTTCCTACCGGCTTTTGAGCTTGTTCCCATAATTTCTCCCAAATTTCACCGGAAATGAATATGATTTTTCTTCTAGTATCTTTTTCATACATTAAATATTTAACCCCTTCTTGCGTAGACTTTCACGCGCTTTTTGTTCAGCCAACGTAGTACTTCTCACAGGCTTCTGGGACTGCTCATAAATCTTCCTGCCAGCTTCGCCAGAGAGAACTGTAAGCTTTATTTGGTTTGGATTATACATAATATCTCCATCCAATTTATTATTATAAGATTACAGGTAGGAGAGTAGTTAATTAGACATATTTGGCTAGTTAGACGGTAAAATTGACACTAAATAGACAAAAGTGGCATGTTAAATATCAGAATGTAAATTTGTCCTTATTCTCTTTAATTTTCTTTTTGTCGGACTGTAAATAATGTTTAACAGTTGTTTCAGTACTCTCATGATGCAATAGTTCAGCAATATCTTGAATCTCCATTCCAAGACCCTTGAGTATGTTTGATCCCGAATGGCGCAAATCATGATTATGAAGTGTTGGAACGTCAATCATTTCACCAGCTTTTTTACACCAATCATTTAAAGTCCCATTTTTTATGCATTCTTCTTCGGTTATATATGGAGTGTACCATACCCAACCAAAATCTTCTATTTGTTTTTCTTCGCGCTCATGTTTTAATTTTTGCAAAAGAGACTTTACTTCTTCTGAGAAATACAAATCTACAATTTTTCCTTCTTTTTCTAATACATCATTACACATTCTATCATCAAAATTAATCTGTTCCCATCGTAGATGTGCCATTGCGTTTACTCTAGCCATAGTAGATAAACCAAAAAAGATATAAGCTTGTAATTGAATATCACCATATTCAGACAATTTTTCTCTTAATCGATTTACCTGTTCTATACTTAAAAAAGTTTGTTTAATCACAGGTTGCCCTTGTTTTGGACGCTCCCAAAATTCTGTTGGAGATTCTGCAATTAACTTTTTCTTTCTTAAAAATTTATAAAAGGCAGAAATAGAAGACATTATTCGCCTCTGTCTATTTGTATTATTACCTTCTTGCTTTCTAAAATACAGATATTCATTTAAATCATCATCAGTTACTTCTAATACAGATAAATTAAATTGGTTATCATACATATATACAAACCATTGTTCTAAATCTGTCTTATAGCCATAAATAGTCGTTGGCTTCAGATCACGAATTGACATATCAATTTGATATTTTTGATATAATTTAAGAGTTTCTGGATTAATGTTTTTAATTTTTTCTTCATCATATAAACAGATTCTTTTACTTCGTTCTGCCATCTATTTCCTCCTTTCGTTCAAATATAAAAAAGAAGTAGTAATAATATTAAACCACTTCTTTTTTCTCATTTTCCACCATATTTATATAATCTTTGTAATACATCCACCGTAAAGGCTCTTTAGTTATTGGATGCTTTCCTGCAAATTTTTTCTTTCCCTTACAACAATCATATATACGACTTCTTGATTTTTGACCAGAAAAATCCATTGCAGAATTTATGTTGTCAAAAATTTCGTTTGTATTTAAGCATACAAATTTATTTTTTTGAACTTTATTTTTAACAATTATAGGCATATTTAAATCTATTAATTTTTTATAATCCTCATAATACATCCAATTTAATGCAATATTATTTTCATCCCTTCCTGCATTTTCTCTTTTCCCTTGGCATACTTCTGATATTTTCCCACTATAAATACTTAGTCTTGCATATTTATTCGCATCAACAATAGAATTAAATACCACACCATTATTTAAACATACAACTTTTTTTGTGACATTTTTCTGTTTATATTTACTTTTCATATCTTCTATGGTTAGTTGATTATTCATCATATATTCATATTCATCTAAATACATCCAAGATAATCCACCACATGTATGCCTTTTATAAGAACAACAATAACAAATACCATTTTCATTTCTTATTCCATAATATTTTGCAGCTTCATAAATCGAATTAAAAACTTTACCTGTGGTAATACAAATCACTTTTGTCTTATGTGTATGCGTGTAGTCATCTTGTTTAGTGTCATCATATTTTGTTGTTTCTTTATATTTTGTTATATTAAATAAATGTTCTATATTATCACCGTATTTTATATAATCATCTCTATCAAACCATACACAATCAAAAGCAATGTATTTACTATCTTTAATAGATTTATTTATTTGATTTGTAACAGAAGACCCAAAATACTTATACGCTTCATTAATGGAATCAAATTCATACTGAACAGAATAATCATTTGGATCCATTCCAATAATTTTTCTTTTTGGGGATTTAATATCTCTAATATTTAATTCATTTAATATCTCAGAAATTTTAGACTCATTTATACCTAATATTTTTGATGTTTTTAATATGCTTTGATTTGTTTTATTATATATTGATACAATTAAATCAACATCATAATACTTACTATTACCTTGTCCTCCAATGGTCATATTATATCCATAATTTTCATTATACGACTTAAACTGTTCTATATAGTATATTTCTTTTTTATTCAATTCTGTTAAATCACATTGACAGATAATTTCAAAAATGAAATTATCTTTTCCATATTTATTCCAAGCAGAAAGCAAATGGCAATTTGTATGCTTATTTGAATTAAGTTCATAAATATGTTGTTTCCATCTTTTTTTGATATTTGCAGACTGTCCAATATAAACTTTACCATTTACTTTGTTTTCAATTTTATAAATTCCTATCATATTTCACAACTTTCTTCACACTTAAAATATAAAGAGAGGGCGATAGGAAAGTGTGTGAATACTACCATTTAATGAGTTCATGACGCTCATCTATCCTCTCAATATAAAAGAAAGACTAGCTTTTGACAGCTAATCTTCCTGAACAATTTCTTATTTCAAATAAACCTATATTCGTGCGCAGCTACAAACGTATGAGATTTGGCAAAATTGAACACGTTTATCAACACTGAGATTAAGCAACTTTTACTTTTGATTTTACTTCTTCTAACAACTTTGCTTTATTTTCATTAATCCTTGAAATGTCAACATCATCCTTAATCGGAACAGCGTTTGGAAAAAGAATATCAAATGACTGTTTCAGCATTTTATATCTATCATACCGATTTATATTCATCCCCAGATATACAATATTCAATTCTTGTAGTTTTAATAAATACTCATTATATGTAGCCGTAAGACTATCTCTTGTAATATTATCCTTACATCCAACATAATTACGGATATCTTGAGCTTTGAAACCAGTTGCAATTACATTAATTGCATCAGCCTCTATTCTATAGTCCCAATCATCAGCATTTCGCTGAACCATTCTTAACATGTATTCATTTAAGGCTACTTGCATTTTCTTGTATCCTTCTTTTAAAGGATTACGTATTAATTCCCATTCAATATTTTTCTTAACAGCTTTCTCCATAAGTACAAAATATTTCCTGCATAATGTACCATTATCTGTATTTTCCATCATTGCTACATTTTTGGCGCAATCCATAGTAAGATAATATTCTAAACGTTCCTTAAAACCGCCTGTATTGGCGATTTCGCATTTTTGAGAAATCGTTGAATAATCAGTGCCTTCGTGGAATAATAACTCTCCACCTTTGGTTTTCTTGGAAACAATTTTTCTTTTAATCCATGACGCAAATTTTCCTTGTGGTCTATCTAACTGTTCCCATAAATCTTTTGCATTAATACTAAAATTATCAATATACTCATCATCTATGAGTATAGGCAACTTCTTTTGATATTCCAAAATTATCTGAGTTTCTTCAGCATTAAATCCACACTGATCTAATAGTTGACGTTTATTAAATTTTTTTAACATATAATTTCCTCCTTATTTCTACACTAAGCAGTAGATGCTGTATCATTTGTTTATACGTTACTTGCAGATAACGATTTGTTATCTCTTATAGAGTGACCGCTGCAACAGTCACTCAGGAAGAATTCTTTATATGTTAAAGAAATTGGTGATACAATCACCCTATAAGAAATAACAACCAAAAAAGAGCCTATGGCTTTTGACAGCCATAGACCCTAACTATTTTACCAACTAAACAGCTTTCGCCACTCGTTCATTTCATCCATTACTTCGCAATAGCGGAGCAACATATTCTTAAAATTCCCAATATATTTTTCTTCAAGAGAATCAAACTTTTCTAAAGCTTCAAAAAATTCCTTTTCAGAAACTTCCTTGCCATTTACCTTGTAAACGCCACCAGAAGCATTAGAAACTTCTTTCTTTGTCTCTTTTGCTACATCAGTTGGCTTTTCACACTTCTGACATTCACCAATAGTTTCCGATTCTTCCTGAACACTGACTTCATAAATTTCATCCGTACCTAACTTCTTCAAAACAGCAGAAGAGCAGTCCTCGAAAACATAAACAACGGGTGATTCATCCGAAAGATATTTATCTCCATTCTTCATCTTCTCACACCAAATTTCACCAAATTCAGCGTCCCAAGGACTTAGGCTCAGAATATATTCGTCATCATATCCGTCCCAATCAGCATCCTCTAAATCAATTGAATGAATGTCAAATCCAACAGTAACAAGTTCCCTAATAATATTTTTCATATCATAGTACTTTGCAATGATTGCAATATCATTAATTTCTGCGTCAGTACTTTCTTCCTGTAGCTTTTCAAATCTATCTTCGACTTCTACGGCGAAGTCTAAATAATCATCATATTCCAGTCTGTTCATAAGATTACACCTTCTTATTAAGCGTTTACCTGATCCTTGAGTGCCTTTGCCGCTTTAAACTTCGGTGCCTTGGAAGCCTTTACTTCAACGACCTCTCCTGTACGTGGATTCCTAGCCGTTCTAGCTGCTCTCTCAGTAACACTAAAACCACCAAACCCAGCAATCTTTACAGAATCACCGCCTACAAGTGTCTTTGTAATCTCTTCAAAAACTGCGTCAACAACAACTGTTGCGTCCTTTTTTGTTAAACCTTCAATACCTTCACTAACATTAGAAATAAGTTCTGTCTTTGTCATAATAATTTTTCTTCCTTTCAATCCTTTAAATTATTTTCGGCAGTTATGTTA